ACCAGACACTGAGGGTCATCGTTTCATGTTCGTGCTTTTCCAGCGGCTCACCCGGCAGCCGGGATGGATAGATTCGGATCGTCACTGGTAATACTCCACGCGGACAAAGCGGCGCGCAAACCGCGCCAGCGGCAGAAAGGTTACGTTGGTTCGTGGATTGCACTCTGCGGCACGCAGCTGCCCGTCAATCTCGACCACGATGGCAACGTGTGTCACCACAGATCCGGAATAACAGGCGATACCCGCGCCCGGGGCCGGTTCGCATCGCGACAGGCCCGCCATCAGGCCCCGCGCCTCCCGGTCGAGACCGTTATCATCCTTCGTGACTCCGGCAAAATCAGGCCACGGCGCCAGGCCAAGATCGCGCCTGATTTCGTTGACGATGCCAAAGCAGTCCAGCGCGGGGTAAGCGCGTCCGCCCTTCTGCCACTCGACAGAACGGTATTTATCAGGATTGAACATGGTGATTTCCTACTGGAGGTAGCGAAGCCCCGGAAAGACTGGAAGCGTGTAGCGGTAGCGTGGCCATGCGGTGTCAAGAATGTTCATGTAACCCGCGGTTATCTGAACTTCCGTAGCAGTCCAGTAACCTTCTTTAATGTCGAGAGTGATTGGAGGGGTTGCGGGCCCTGAAAGATCGCTTGAAATATACCGTCTGAAAGTAATCGACGCATCATTCAGACTATCAAGCTCGCGGCGGATGGCCGATGACACCACGCCATCGATGTTGCTTATAGCAAACTTAAGATCTTGAGTTCCGTCAGCATTTTTTGATGGAAGCGCTATATCTATTGCGGAAGCAGTAAACAGAGCCTGCGCTCCATTTTCCAGAGTCGCTGTGACATCATCCCAGCCGCGTGTAAGCCAATAACTATTACCGCCTACACTGATTTGTAGTGTATCGATAATCACCTCACTACCACTGCTGGCGTAAAGCCTGTCGAGAATAGTCATGCTTCAGGCCACTCCCTGTTAATCGCGAGATCGATAATATCCATTCCCGATACAAATTCTGGGAACTTACCCCAGGGTGGCGGAAGCAACGGGCGTTCATAAAGCTCAAGCTCAGCAGTGTACTGCCAGTAGTTACCACCGATTAGATTTGGCCCGTCATAAATATCTGTGAAGCGACATACCTTTGTAGCCTCACCACCGGGTGTACGAAGGTTCATATTAAACCAGGCTGAACCATCCGTTAGCGCGTCACGGAACCATGCCTCGAATGCCTGCGCCTGTGAATCAGTTAGCGTCCATGAAACACTGGCTACCGTGGGCGTAGAAGTATAAAGCCTTCTCTGCCTGGCTCTCCCTGAAGTTTGAGCCGTTCGCTTTAACGGGCTGATCGGTGAAAGTCCGTATCCATCCTGAAGCGGCACCGGTAATGCGCCGTGTGGATAATTGATATTGGCTGTGATTGCCATCAGCCAGCCTTTCTCCTTACGCCCCAACCACCAGAAAGGGATTTAGAAGTTTTACCCTTCCCTGTGGCCAGATCGTTATTCACCATGTTATAGCCAAGCTGCGCACCCTCTTTGACAGCCTGTTTAAGCATCTCGATGGTTCTGGCATCAGGATCACCGTTGATATAGATGTGAGGTGAATATGTACCGCCTCCGTCACCAGTCTGTTTATTCACACGATCCAGTGTCGCATCCAGCTTTGCGCTGGTTTTTGCGGTGGTAACACGCTCCCCTTGTTGCAACAGCCAGGTGCCGGTTTCCGGAACACTATCAATACCGTCATGAGCCATGCCCGCAAGTGCGGAGGTACCCACAGCAGCAACTAAAGGCTCAGTGACAGCAGCAGCGGCAAGCATAGCTCCCGGAGCTAAAGAGGGGCCGATAACAGGGATAGCAGCAGTAGAGGCATAAGCCGCAAGCTGGGCCTGTAATGATGTAGCCTGGGCATTACCGATGAGGGTTCCTGCAGCTGAGGCCTGACTTGTTCGGCCAACCATGAGCTGAACAGCCTGATACACAAGCCACTGAGCGGCCATGTCAGTAAGCGTTTTAATAACTGTCTGCCCAAGTTCATCAAAAATATTACTGAAAAAGTCCCCTAACCCCTGAGCTCCGGTGATTAAGTCTTCAAGATTGTCGGCTAAGGAAGTTGTCGCCCCTCCCAGAATGGAAGTCATACTATCGGCAGCTATCTGATAATAATCCGAAGAGCTGTCAGCGTAATCGTTTAGGGAATCAAGTATGCCGCTTTGCCAGTCACCCATTTGCTCATCAGATTTCTGGTTAAAGTCCTCTTGAATCTCCAACCGCTCGTTAAGTGCATCCTGAAGAGCTGCAGTTTCCTGGTCATAAAGCGATTTGCTGATATCACCGCTCTGATATTGCTTTTGAAGGTCTGCCTGCCTTTCCAGAAAACTACGCTGGATATCCAGCAGATCCTTCATGCGCTGGCGGGTCTTATCCCCCATACCCGCGCCAACAAAGTCAGCGTCATTAGCTGCCTGGTCATTCTGGTTTTGCTTGCGAAGATTTGACGCAAACTCAGCGAGCTTAAGGTTTTCTTCGTTGGCCTTTTTTAGTGAATTAAGCCT